GCACCAGGGCGAGGCGTTCAAGGACCTGACCTACCCGGAGGAGCCGGAGACACTGACTGAATGGAGTAAGAAGGGCGAATAGGCCCCCCGGGGGAGGGGGTGCCCCCCGGATCGCACGTTAGCCACAAGAGAGTCCCTGGATCCCCAATACCCAACCCAAGTTTTGGGGTTAGACACTGCGGCACCAACTGTCTAACTAACTAATGCAGGGAGGCACGCCGCAGATTTTTTGGGAAAAAATTTGGACTTAGTTAGACTGAGTGATAGTGAGTTAGTTACATAGAGACTTAGAGACTTAGTAACTAAGTAACTAAGTAACTAACTAAGACGGCACACAATATCTTGTGGTCTAGGGCTTGACAAAGCACAAAGGATGGTTATCTTTAGGGTATGACGCGCAAAGTCTACATGGTGGGGCAGCTCAAACAGTCCGTGCAAGTCGCCGACCTCGAACGCCGGGAGCGATTCGTGCTGCCGTGTACGTGGGCCGACGGGATGATAGGCGCGTTTGCCGTGTTCGGGACCCGGGAGGCGGCGGAAAAGTACCAGAACAAGCAGCTCGGCTACCCGATCGTGGAGTTTGAAGTGGACGAGCCGACGAAACAGTGACTTAGAGACTTAGTAACTTAGTAACTAACTAAAGGGAGGCAGAAAATGGACATAATTTCTTTGGCGATTGTGGCAGCGGCGGGGATTGTGGTCGGCGCGTTGATTATGCGCAACAACTACAGCCGATTCAGCAAAAATGAGGCGGACATCAAAAAGTGGATTGAAGACGCGGACATTACGCCGGACCAGGTCGTTAAGGCGGTGCGGAAAATCCTGGGGGTGTAACCATGGGCTGGCTGGCCCGGCTCTGGTGCTGGCTAGGCCGGGCTTGCTTTAACGAGGACAGTTTTTACCGAAAGGAGAAGGAAGAGTATGAATCAGACCCCTTACTCAAAGCTGACACTGGAAACGGTAGGAACAAACGGGATCCAGGACAAGATCTCCGTGACCCAGGAGTGCGTGGACCCTGACCTGCCCGACATGGCGCGCAAGATTCTGATCGCCGCGGGGTACGCGCCGGAGACTCTGTGCGACCTGCTTTGTGCGGGTTGCGATTACGACTGCGAGAAGGAGTACGTGGTCAAGGCCGCGCCGGAAGACCCGGACGATTGGGACGATTTGGAGTTTCTTCCCTCCAACCCGTGCATAAATTGCACTGAGTCCTGCGCGGACACCGCGTGTTTGGAAAAGCCTGACGCCGATGAAGACTGGTAACACATCCAAACCCCTTCCCGTGTATTGGATGCCCCACCCGGGCAAACAAACACTGGCCGCTACCTGCCCCGCCGACGAGGTATTGTTCGCCGGGACCCGGGGTGGCGGGAAGTCCGCGACTGCCATAGGCCGGCAGATTCGGGGCGCCACGAAGTATGGCATCGACTGGCGTGGCCTCATGGCGCGCAAGAAATATAAGGACTTAGGCGGCCTGAAACGCGGATTCGACGAGCTGATTCGCCGCGGTATGCCCGCCGAGCGGATAGGCGGCGAGAACCAATCCAATCTAGTTCGCTTCCTTTCGGGTCCCGCTAAGGGTGCGGAGATAATCCTGACCGCGTTCCAACAGGTGAAACAGCTCGACGACTGGCAGGGCTTCGAATTCTGCGAAGTCACCATCGACGAGGCTCCGCAGATCAGCTACATCGCCACCGTTATCGACAAAATGCGCGGCACACTCAGGTCAAAACGCGACATCCACACCTCTTTGTTCATGACCGGGAACCCTGGAGGCGCCGGGGCATCCACGCTCAAGCTGCTTTACAAACTCACTGACCAGTCCACGTGGGGCAAAGTGCAAAACGTGGAAGTCCGATTTGATTTGGGCACTGAGGATGTGGTAGAGAACATCTCCCGGGTGTATATTCACTCAGTCTTAGAGGACAATCCGTCCATAAACGCCCGGGATTACAAGAAGAAACTGGCCGCAATCTCGGACAAGGCGTTGCTGGAGGCCTGGTTGCGCGGCGATTGGAACGTCACGATCGGCCAGGCATTCTACATCGACCCGTCCCGCCACGTGATCGACCCGATTTGGCCCGTTCCCGAGCACGTCCCCATCTACATGACGTTTGACTGGGGGTACGGGGCTCCCTTTTCGGTGGGCTGGTGGTGGGTTGACAACGATAACAGAGTGTATCGGTTCGGCGAGTGGTATGGCTGGGACGGCAAAAACCCCAACCGCGGGCTGCGGCTGACTGACCGGGAGATTGCGCATGGAATACTACAGAGAGAAAGAGAACTGGGAATTGGAGGCCGAAAGATTGACCGACTTGCTGGACCTGACTCCTTCCGCCGTAAACCCAACTATCTCGGCGGGGGACAGGGTCCGTCAACTGCTGACGAGTTTAATGAGTTCGCCGCCTCCCCGACTGCAAAAGCTGAGTTCGGACAAGACATCTCTTTGAAGATGCGGCCCGGGGACGCTGATCGCGAGAAGAAACTCCGGCAATTCCGGAACAGATTAAGGATCCCTGCGTCCAAGTCGGAGCTCCCCATGCTAGTAGTGTACTCGACGTGCTCGGACTGGATCCGCACGATCCCCAGCATCGCACTTGACGAGGACAACATAGAGGTTATCGAAGAGGGGCAGGAGGACCATTGTCTGCACGGAGATACGGAAGTGTTGACAGGGCACGGGGTCTGGAAAATTAAGGATCTGGTGGGCACCACTGGGTATATACTGAACCAAAACGGAGAATGGGAGGTCTACACAAAATGCTGGAAAACCCGAACGAATGCGCGTACTCTACGTCTAGTAACGGAGACTGGTACTATAACATGTACGCCGGATCACCAATTCCTGACCGTAAACGGTTGGAAGGAGGCACAGTACCTGACGTTCTTGGACCTACTTGTCAAGAATACCGTGGAGACCGCTACTGGCTGTGTGGATCCTATTTTCAACGGCACGGCAAACGACTTCACCACACGGTCTATAAAGACAACTGGGGGCCTATTCCTGCTGGGTGGGAAGTTCACCATCAGGACGGGGACCGTTCAAATAATGCCCCGGAGAACTTGGGAATCCTCCCCAATAAGCAACACCGAGTCTACCACGCCAGGCAGATGGACCACACAAATTGGGTCCGAGCGATGCAGGCCGGAGCACGGAAATGGCACGGTAGCGTGGAAGGCCGGGAGTGGCACAAAGAGCAGTGGAAGAAACACTGTAAAGGTGCTCTGGACCGAAATCGTCAACGAGTTGAATGATGTCTACTGTCTGAATGTGCCGGGGTCCAACTCATTTACGCTGGGCAGTGGTATCGTATCGCATAATTGCTATGACGAATCGTGCCACATCTGCATGGCCCGACCCATTGGAGCCGATTTTGATTCGATTTCGCGAGAAGCAGCTATCGTCTCGCACGCGAAAACTATTGCTCAGCTTGACACCGCATCTCGCGCCGCAGCCCAGGAACTCTTTCTCCTGCAACGGCAAATTGCCGACCAGTCCGGACGCGCAGGATCCGACATAATCCTGGACCCGAGATCCGTGGGGTTACGCGAAGACGATTTCGACGACGAGTTCAACATAGACGCGGAGGATCTGTTTCGCTCCATGCCCGCGTTGAAGCACCTGTTTTCGTAGTGGAGGGTTAAATGGAAGAGTACGATTGGAGCACGTTCTGGAACGAGGTAGAGACTGGAGCACCACAGCGCCGAAGGACCCAAAGTCTGCCTCCGGCCAAGTCCCGGATCACCAGCCGAAACACCGTTCCACTAGGAGGTAGTGAGGGTGGTGCCGAACAGCCGGTAGGCGGTCAGGAAGAGGTCACTCCCACAGAATCCACCGTGGTAAAGGGTGAGTCCGACAAAGAGACCCAGGACACTCTCCGCAAAGCCTACGAAAGTCTCAACACAGTCGCCAAGACCGGGGTGACGCCGGGCGCCCAGGTCCAGACCACCATTGCTCAGACTCCTCCCAAGACTTCCGAGCCTTCCACGACAAGCAAGTTCATACCCTGGTACAAAGGAGGCGGGGGAACTCCGCCACCTCCCACTCCCGGGGAATCACCGAGCGGCGTCACTGATGACGGCTTTGGAGAGCCGTTTTACGAAACTGGAGTAAGGGGGTACTACGACACATGGAAAGGACGGATAAGGATTTAGAAGTAGAGCTCGCGTATAGGGCAGCCCGCAAAATAGCGAGGAGTTTGATGCTCAGATACCAAGGCATTCTCCCGGGCTCATTGGATTTCGAGGACTACGTGCAGGAAGGGATGATCGCGTGGCTGGAGGGGCGCAACATGTTGCACGGCATGTTGGATGCGTTCCGGAAAGCGTCGGCCCTGTCTGTGTATGCCTACAAGGTCAAGAAGACCCAGGCTACCAAGATAGTGGAACTGGATGATTCCCACTCTCCGGAGGATTACCACGACGAGCTGGACGCTCTGATCGACACCAAGACAATGGCGCAGAAAGTCCTCAACCGGATTTACTCGATCGCTGACGAGCAGAAACAATTCGCACTCGTGGCGTATGTCTACCTGGGGATGTCATTGCGGGAAATCGCGGAGGTATTCGGCAAGTCCTACGAGTGGGTCCGGATGTACCTGATCGACGAGGAGCTGAAGAAAATCAAGGAGGAGTTTTCATGCTTGAAGGACTAGTTGGCGTGATCGTGCTGTTCGCAGCCTACGCATACTGGGCTCTCGACCGGGAGCGCAAACGAGCTATCGACCGGGAAAGAGAGTTGTTATCCGCGATTCTTGCCAAGGATGTGGGGCAATATATCCAGTCCATAGAGAATCTGCGCAAGACCCCCAAGGACAAACTGGCCGAGATGAAGCTGGAGAATGAGCTCGCTCGGGAAGCTGTTCGGCTGGAGGAATCGCAGGGCATTGCCGTGAGGTAGATGGATGCCGCGTTGGGAGATTTCCGATGACACTGAGCCTCCTCCTGTCCCTCTACGGTTTCGTTGGGTTCGTAGAGTGGGCACTCGCACTAACCAGAACCATCTTCACCATCCGGGAAAACTATGTGGTGGTCCCGCTGACTGTGTTCGCGGAGACCCTAGTGGCAATGCTGGTGTTCAAGAATTTCATTTCAACCGGGGACTGGCGGATCGCCTTGGCCTACGCGGTTGGTTCGGCAATAGGTAGCCTGATTCCCTTAATCTGTACGAAACGTAAAGTAGAGGACCAAGATGCCTGAACAATACACTCCGAAAGACAAGATGTCTGACTTGTACGTCAAACAGGAGATTGACCGAGTATTCGTCGATCCTGCCCGAGATCCGGCACGCTCAGTGCTCGAAATGACGTGGTTTCGAAACATTCTCTACTACCTGGGCGAGCAATGGTTGTCGTGGTTCGAAGAGTCCCGGACCTTTGGGCGCCGGTACACTTTGACCGGCAACGTGCCTACCCCGGTGTCGAACATTATAAAGGATTACGTCCGGTCCACGAAGGCGCTCGTGCTTAACAAGAAATACCAAAGCCGGGTCTGGCCGAACTCCCGGGAGCGCATGGACATCGAGGCCGCGGAGTTGGCCCAGCAAGCCCTGATCTGGATGGACTCTCTCGATGACTACGACATCCTGGACACCCAGGAATGGGTGGCTATGTGGATGATTTTGACCGGATCGGGGTTCTGCCGGACCTTCGCGGAAGTCAACGATGGGGTGTTTCTCGGAGATAGCAGGGTAGGCACCGGCAAAGTCGCGACCGAGCATCTCCTGCCCTTCAATGTCGTGGTGGCTCCTCTAGGGACCAAGTTAGAGAAAAAGGCCTTTGTTGGGATCAAGTCGCTCAAGTCCAAGGAGTGGGTGGAAGACACCTTCAAGACGCTAGTCCAGGTGGACGAGGGCGAGAAGAGACTTGTGGACTACGAAAGGCAACTACTTCAATTAGTTGCGAACGTGTCCCCCTGGAAGTTTCACGGCGTCGAGCAAACGGTCGAGGATGTCCAGGAGGAGCTCGTGCTCTTTAGAGAGATCGAGTACCGCCCCACCAGCCAGTTCAAGGAAGGAAGATACTACGCAATGGCCGGGGACCAAGTCGTGAAGAAAGTGGACGTGATGCCCATTAAGTCCGACACCAAAACCGGCGGGTGGGACTATAGCATCACGCACTTCCCGTACAATTTCACCCCCGGGTCATTTTGGCCCACCGGCGGGGTGGATGACCTGATCTCTCCGCAAAACACCATCAACGAAATCGACCAGGGGCTCTCTATCAACCGGAAATCCCTGGGGCGTCCGATGATTCTCTCCCCGGCACAGCTCACCCTTCGCCGCATGTCCGAGCGGGGACAGGCACTGTTGGCCGTCGAATATGACGCTCGAAATTCCGGAGGGGCCAAACCGGAGATCCACTCAGGCGTTCCACTCCCGGAACAAGTATTGAAGGAAAGAGACGTTCAGCGCGGCGTGGCCCAGGACGCCGGCGGGGATCCCAAGAACATTCTGCGCGGGCAGTCTCCGACTTCCGGGGCGTCTGGGGTCATGGTGGATACTCTGCGTGAAGCTGCGGAGTCTTCCCATAGCCCGGATATTCAAAGGTTTTATCGAAACTGGGGTAAGGTCCAGCGCAAACGGCTCACCGTCGCACAGTCCCTGTTCACCGAAACCCGGATGCTGAAGATCCCCGGCGAAGGGAACAAGATCAAGATCCGGGCATTCAAGGGATCCGATCTGCGCGGCAACACAGATGTTCGGCTGGAACTGGACAGCGGGATGTCTTCCACCCAGGCTGGCAAGAACGAGATATTCCTAAAACTCCTGCAATACGGATTCTTCGGAGACCTGGTTTTGCAGCCAAGGATGCGGCGGGAGATCGCGAAACGCATGGGCATGGGGACCCTTCCCGACGAGGACAACCTGCACCAGGACAAAGCCGAGAAAGAAAACTCCATCTTTGCTTTTGGCGGCGATGACGAGATCAAGGGTGTCGCGCTTCCGAACGCCCCTATACCCGGCGAGGACGGGGCGCCGATCATCGACGAGCAGACCGGCGAGATCATTGCTCTGTTCCCCAAGACCTACGACCCGACGTTCCGGTACGATAACCACGTGGTTCATGCCAAAGTCCTTCTGGAGTTCATCCTCTCCAGTGAGTTTCCGGATCTTCCGAGGGAAAGGCAGATGTGGGCTCGGGCGCACTTGGATATGCACCAGGCCGCGTTGGAGGCTATAGAAGAAGAGAACAACCAGAAGATGGCGGAAAAGGCAGCCATGGGAATCACTGAACCTGGAGGCGGAGGCGCTCCGCCCGCTCCCCCCAGCGCGCCTATGGCTGGACCCCAGGGCATGATGCCCGAGGCCCAACAGGGCGGAGAAAGTGGAGGCACCGCGGGCCGAACCGCGGGAAACTACTAAGGAGGTAATTACCATGCCGTGCTCCGAACACAAAAAAGGGATGCGATCCATGTCCCAGAAAGGTAAGAAAGGAAAGAAATAATGCCACTCACAGCCAAAGGTAACAAGATAATGGCCGCGATGAAGGACCAGTATGGCTCCGAAAAGGGAGAACGGGTCTTCTATGCGTCGGAAAACAAAGGAACCATCAAAGGCGTACATGCAAAAGGCGCGAGAGCCATGCACAAAAAGGCGAAGAAGTAATGGGCGACTACGAAACCTACCAAATGGTTCAGAGATACTTCGACGAGGCCGAGCAGGAATACGGGGTCCATAGAGACCTCCTGAACGCTGTGGCCTACTCTGAGTCCTCGTTCAATCCGCGGGCGAGGTCTAAGCAGGGGGCGCTCGGGATCATGCAGATCACCCCTCCGATAGCCCGGAAGTACAAGGTAACTGACCCTCTGGATCCCCGGCAAAATATCAAAGCCGGGGCCGCCTACCTCGCGGACCTATTAGAGGAGTTTGACGGGGACCAGGCCAAAGCGATCCAGGCTTACCACATGGGAGTGACCGGAACTTACACCCGACCTCCGGGTCCCAAGACTCGGGCTTACGTGAAAGAGACCATGGAGAATTACTCCACTCCGGGAGCCGTAGACGCAAAATACCCCGCACCCCGCAAAAAACGGAGTTTGAAGGAATGGACCCAGATGGTGAAGGAAAACCCCTTAGAGGGTGAGTGATGACCGTCAGGACCGGAAAAAGTCCCAGAAACTACGCGAAGGACCGAGATCTGAAAAGTGATCCTAACAGTCAGAATTGGAGGCGTGCGGTCCTCGCGAGAGATGGCTGGACTTGTCGGGCGTGTGGGTATCATGGACCTGTTGTTCAGGCAGCCCACATTTTGCGAAGGTCCAAACATCCTGAACTCCAGTTCGATTTAGACAATGGGATTTGCCTATGTCCGACGTGTCATAAACTCTATGATCAAAGTGTGCCTAAAGAATACCCAGGATAAGTCAGTTTAACTTAGTCCCTTATCCTACACTACTACACACTGCTACACTGCACACTACTCTCAACATATTTCTGACCCTAGTCTTACTATAGAGCATTATATGTGGGTGAAAATTAGACACTAACAGACGAAGTGTCTAACTAACTGTGCAGTCGTGTCGGTGTGCCGTGTGTTGACAACATTGTGGCATTGTGCGAAAGATGGTATGACACACTCACTATTTTAACCCTCGGGTTACATAGTTAGCCGAAGGAGCCAAACATGAGTTTAGAAGACGTTTTTGCCGGGATCAGTTTTGCCGACGCCAAGATTTCGACGTCCGGGGCTGTTCCCACCGACGGGGGCAACGCCGGGACTCCCCCTCCGGCACAGGGGCAACCGGGAGCAACCCCTACTCCCCCAGCAACCCAGGACGCTGGTAAGAGTCCTGCCGTACAGGGCGCCCAGCCCTCCGATAAACCGGGAGAGAAACCTCTTCCGTATGACCAAGACCCGAAGTGGAAGAAAGCCCGGGCCACCGAAGCAGCCGTTGATAAGTTGCTCCAGGAGCACGGCATCCTCAATTTAGAGGAACTGGGTCAGAAACTCGCCGATGGCATGTCCATCAAAAAGTTGCTGGGCGAACGCGACGCCAAGAAACTTATCGAGGACGCCGAATACGCGAACCGCGTTAGGCAGAATTGGGACGAGCAGAAACGTGCCAAGCAGTACGAAGGCGAGACCCCAGAGGCCAGAGCTGAACGTCTGGAGCGGGAAAATCAGGAACTGCGGGATGCCCACGAGAATTTCAAAAGCACCGTAGAGTCCCGAGAGCACGCGCAGAAGGTGATTCAGGGGTTCAACACTGAGGTCGATAAAGTCATCAGCTCCGTAGAAACTCCATTACCCGAACACGAGCTGGGGCTTCTCAAATTGGTTCTCGGGGTAGAGAATCCCGCGAACATGATAGATATAGAGGACCAGATGGCAGTCCGGAAGATGGCACGAGAGGGCATCACCAATTTCCAGACCCTGGTCCAAAAAATTAAGCAGAGCGCGATCAATGACTATGTCGCTGGAAAGTCTAAATTGGCAGTAGATACTACCCAACAGGGAGCTCCTGTCAGTCCTGGGCAAGGCGCACAGAGGACGCCGCTACCGAAAGATGCCTCAGTTGACCAGGTCTTCGGCCAAGCGAAGAACGAGTTTCTTGAGATTCTTCTCAAAGGCGCGGAGGCCGCACACTAATTTCCCAGGAGGAATTATTCCATGTCTCAGATTGATACCACTGCCATTGCCTACCAGCTCAAAAGGATCTACGGTGATCAGATCACGGATCTTTTTGCCCGGCAGATGATGACGTACAACATGTTCATGAAGTCCGGACGCAAGGCCCAGTACAAGCCGGGCGGCGCAGGATTCTATTTTGCGCTTCGCCAGGCCGACAACGAGGCCGTGGGTGGGCGCGCTGAAAATGCGTACCTTCCTGAGCCCCTTCCGGGCGACGGCGTGCAGGGCGTCATTACGCCGAAGCTGATCTACGGCGCGCTTCGGCTCTCCGGTCTTGCTATTGAGGCCGGCAAAGGCGACCTGATGGCGTTCGCTGATGTTCAGGGCGACGCGATCTCCAACCTTTACAAGTCCCTCGTGGTTGATTTGAACCGGCAGTGCTGGGGTGACGGCACCGGGCTTCTGGCTACGTTGTCCACCACTTCCGACACGCTGTCCACCTCCACGACCTGGACCATTACCTGTAGCAACGACCGGGGCATCCGGTATCTGCGCAAAGGTATGATCGTGGACTTCTACCAGAGCACCGCGATTGACCAGAGCGCCGTTGCCCAGAGGATCGCGAGCATCAACCCGACCGCAAAGACCGCCGAGATGGAGAAATCCCCGACCGGCGCGGGTGGTGGGACCTACCAGGCCTACCATCCCCTCGCGGCTGCCCGATCCTACACCATCGCGGCCTCTACCGTAGCCTCGGGCTCCTATGTGGTTCGTTACGGTGCCAGGGCTGCGGCTCACGTGACCACGACCCGGTACGAGTTGGACGGGCTCAATGCCATGTTCGACGACGGGACCGTGCTCTCCTCGTTTGAAGGCGTCACTATCTCCGCTGACCCGGAGTTCAAGGCCAACATCCTGAGCAACTCTTCCGTGAATCGTGAGCTCTCCATTGACCTCATGCTCGCGGCGGTGGACCTCAGCATGACCCGGTCCGGTGTCGCGCCGGACTGCATTCTGACCGGCCTCGGACAGCGCAGGAAGTATTTCGCTCTTCTTGCTCCGGACATCCGGTACGCCAGTGCCAATTTCGTCGGTGGGTATGAGACCCTGAAGTTCTCCCAGAATGGGCAGATCGACATGGTCTTCGATCCCCACGCGCAACCCAACAGGATGTACTTCTTCCCCAAAGAGGCGATCAAGAAGTACGAACTGACCCCGATCGGTTGGGGCGGGTTGGACGGGCAGAAGATGCACTGGAGACAGGATTACGACCAGGCGACGATGTTCCTCCGCACCTACGCCAACCTCGGCGTGGAGCAGAGAAACGCGCTGACTCTCCTGGACGACCTGACCGAGCCGACTTCTCTGGTGTGGTAATCACTAAAAACGGGTGGGGCTAATACCCCCACCCTTTACCTCTTAACTAAAGTATCCACGAAAGTGGGGAAAACTGTGAAAGGATTCACTCATGATTCAGAAACGAAATCTTCATCCGAGCCTGATTCAGTGGATTCAGTCCGAGTCCGGTCTTGGGCCGGGAATTGGTGACGTGCATTTTCTCGTTGCCGCGGACTCCGCCACTACGTACTTCAACCAGATGCTTGGCGAAATGGGCGTGGAGAATGACCATATCCACACTTCACTCACCAATGCCTACAACGCGCTGGGGAGTTTCCGGAACGACATTCTGGTGGTTATGCCCAACTCCGGGTTCACCTCGGGCACAACGGCGTTCACCTGGTCGAAGAGCTATACCACAGTTATCGGTGCGGCTCCCTGGTCTCCGACACATGGACGGTCCAGGATCACCCTGACTGGCGCAGACGTGGCTACGGCCTTTACGATCAGTGGACGGGGCACTCAGTGGAAGAATGTCCATTTCCAGTGGGGTAACAACAAGTCCAGTGCTCGTACCGCCGTGTCCCTGACTTATTCCGGCAACGCGAATAACGTGTTTATGAACTGCGACTTCAACGGTCCGCTTCACGCCACTGAAGCTGCTGCGGCTTACAAGATCGTGAACATCGCTTCAGGATGCCAAGACAACGCATTCCTGCACTGCAAGTTTGGTGCGTGGACGGTACAGGCGGCTGAGGCTGATGCCTATGAAGTGTACCTGGCCGGTAACACCGGGCCTACGGTATTCGAGGATTGCCTCTTTATGGCGTATTCCAACGAGGCGGGCCACTGCTTTGTGTACAACGCGGCTGATCCTGGTGGTGAAGCGGCCCTGACTTTGTTCAGACGCTGCGACTTCTTCCAGGGCGACCGTGACGTGACCCTAACCAAAGTGCTCGATAGTCACCCGACCCAGGGCTGTTCCTGGTTCATTGACTGTCACGCCTACAACGTCACTGACTGGGCCGAGGCTGCCAGTGCAACAGTGAAAGTCTCCGCTCCTGCGGCCAACGAAGCCGGAGGTGTTGGAACAGCGGTATCGTAACCAAAGCGAGGTAACTCGTGGCGTACACCGAAATTGCAGTAAAGTGCTCTTTTTGTGCAGGAACCGGGGTGCTCCCTACGGGGGGCTCCCCGGAATCCATGATATGCAGTTATTGCTCCGGGGCCGGGTTCATTTCCCAGCACCGGATTGACATATCCGATGTTAAGGATGATCTTCATACCATAAAGGATAAGATCAACGACTTGAAAGATCGGATTAAAGAAGTAGACGACACGTGCAAGAAGATTCTCAAGATCGTGGAGAAGTAGCATGAGCCATACATCAGACTGGCATCCCGGGCGCGTGAGCTCAGAGTTCCGCGATGGATGGGACCGGATCTTTGGCGGAGGTGCGGGAGATTGCAGAAGTATTGTGAACTGTGCGGAAAAGTCTTTATCACAAGAGAAAGCAGACGACGATACTGTTCGCGAAGTTGCGCTGGAAAGGTAAGTGGGTTCAATAAAGGTAACATTCCGCATAACAAAGGGAAGAAAGCGCAGCTTCGTAGGGTTTGCAGCGTCTGTAGCACAGAGTTTGTTGCCCGAAGTAAAAAGGTTCGGTATTGTAGTTCGCACTGTGTTGGCGTAGCATCCGGTTTTAAACCGAAGCAGGAACCGTGGAATAAGAATAAGTCAGCGGAATGGGCAAGGCATCCTCGGAGCGCGAAGACAAAAGAGAAAATACGCAAGTCCTTGACTGGAAGAAAGCGTCCTGATGTAGCAGGAGAATATCATTATAAATGGAAAGGCGGGATTACACGAAAACGGGATGGCGTCGCTTGGTGGCGGCGTGAAGTTTTTAGACGAGATAATTACACGTGCCAGACCTGTGGAAAGAAAAGCCGGAAAAACAGCGGAGAACTGGAAGCGCACCACAAACTGCCGTGGGCAGATTATCCAGAACTCCGATTCGACTTGAGCAATGGCGTCACACTTTGTGTAACTTGTCATAAAAAGATTACCTTCGTGCGGGAGTAACTTTTGGTTTACTGGCTTACTGGTAGAAAAAATTCGGGGAAGACAACGCTTGCGAAGAAGATTGCTGCGCAAATTCCGAACAGTGTTGTGCTGGACGGCGAGGCATTTCGGCAATTCTATAAGAATCCCGACTACTCAGACGTCGGGCGATTGCGCAATCAGGAACAACTCGCGCATAATGCCGCGCAATACGAGGAGCTCGGGATAGTCGCGATCATCTCGTGCGTAAGCCCGAATAAAGAAGTGCGCAAGCGATTGCAGTCCACGTTCAAAGAGTGTATCGAAATTCAACTTCCCTTTGGCGAGCTCTGGGAAGGAACCACATACGAGGAGTAACATGGCCGACTACACCCTCCGGAATGTCTACAAGAAAGCAAAGGAGGCGATTCTGTCCCCGTCCTCGCCCAAACCGGACGAGCCAAAGGACATCGTGTTCAGTGTCTTTGACGTCGAGGACAAGATCGCCAAGCGCAAGAAACGAATCAAGGAACAGATGCCCGAGGATTAGCCTTTTGATTGACCTTGACGGCGCCACCCTAGTAGTCTCGGGATTTCCGCGTTCGGGAACCAGCATGATGATGCGGATCCTGCGATTCGCCGGGTTTGATATTCTAGTGAGCGATCGACACCTGAATCCCGTGAATCCGGTAGACCCGCATGGCGTGCTGGAACTGGACAACATCAAGGAGATCCAGGACCACCCCCCTTCCTGGACCGCGAACAAGGCGATTAAAATAGTCACGCCTTACATCGCGCTGCTCCCCTTGGACAGGCCCGTCAAGGTTATTTTTATGCAGCGGGACATCACCGAGATCGTGGCATCGTTGATGGTCCAACGAACTCTTTGGGAGGACGATCCCTGGACATCCATTCAACGGGCTCGGCGATACCTTGAGGGAATGAACATCCCGACTCATTACGTCCGATACGCCGAAATCATGAAATACCCCAAGTCAACCATTCGGGGGATTATGGAATTCCTGGAGGTGGAGTTCGACATCTCCGAAGCGGCCAAGGGCGTGGACGAGAACCCGCGGGAAATCGCCACGTTTGAAAAGAAACTCGTGCGCGTGGACAAGGACAATTTCTACAAGGACGCAAACGACATCATGGTTCTGAACGATCCTAACTATGAAGTCACTCTGGAGGGGAAGAATGTATAAGGGAGTCCCGCCCGTTCCTGACAGGGCATTCGTAAAGACGTTGAAGGAGTATGATAATAAGTTGGACATCGTGTTTGACCGCATGGCCGAGCGATTTATCATCCGACGACAACGGGCCTTCGGGCAGCCTTGGGGCGTGCTTTTGGTGGAAACGGACGACGCGCAGTTCCGGCAACCCGACGGACGGGACATGCGCAAACTCTACGAAGCCGATTTGTGGAAGAACGGCGGAGTGGATGCCCGAATTCGCCGGGGCGAGCAGACCATGTGGGACTACGAGGAAAAGCTGGAACGGGATACCCGGGAACATTTCCGCGCAGTTTCTCGGGATAATAAGATCCAGCTCAAGAACACCTATCGTAAGGCCACGAACATGGGCAGCAAAGCCCCTGAACTGCGCAAGATAGAAGAGGTCAGAAAACCCGGCGCGTTGACGCTGGACCAGATAAAGGCCGCCCGAGCAGCGGGGCGGGATCCTTGGGTGAAAGCTGCTTAACCATTTTACCTTCCTCTCTTACGTTGGTTGCGATCACGTCAGAGAATGATAGGAGCTACCATGATTGTTGCGAATTTTACTCCAGACCCGATTTTCTGGATGCACGGCGGCAAAGACGGAACTCTTAAACCCGGCGACATCGCGGACATGCCCGACAACAGGGCACGGCATATTTTGAACAAGTTCGATCGGCGTGGAGTCATTATCCTGAACTTCGGGGATGACCCCGAGGTCAGGCGCAAAGAGGCTATGCAAACGTGGACGAACTTCTGGATGCGCCAGGTAACAGTCTTCAACCAGGACAACGAACGACGGAAGAACACGAATCGTGAGTATGTGGACCCGACGGATGATCTTCGTGACCATGCCCTGAAGTTGGGTCTTGAATTGGTGGGACCTTGGTCTATCAAGCAGACCGACAACGAAATGATGCGGAATGTGCTGAACCAGAATGCGTCTCTGCAATCCCAGGTGGAGATGCTCATGAAACAGGTCTCGGCACTCACCGAGGCGATGAAGTCTCGGGATGTTCCGTTTGAGTTGCGGACTGCGGCAGAAAAGATTGAGCTGTCCAAAAGAGGCGCTGAGTCTCAACCCGAAAAAGTGGAAGAACCTCAAGTCAAACAGCCTCCGACCCCCGACGAGGTGGCGCTCATGAAAGAGTTCAATAAGTTGGACAAAGAGCGATTCGGCGAGTGGGTCATGAGAAATTTGGATCGGCTACAATCTACCGAGTTCCCTCCCGCGATCAGGACAATCGTTAAAGAAAAGTGGGAGCGACTTATAAAGGGAGAGTTTCCGATCCCTGAATAGGCCTCCCAGACAAAACGTACCCATTTGTACAAAAGTGGGTGCGGTTGGGAGACTTAAATGGCTGGACACACCAACGAGAATGCGTACAAGATCCTTTATAATGTGCGCATCGACCTCAACGAATATTCCGCGGGTCTCTGGGCTGGCACCGAGACCCACGGAAAGTACAGCAACACCTACCTTCTCAACAAAATGAATGACGCTCAGGCCCGGATGGTTGCCTTGATGCTCAAGGCGGACGCCCGGGAGTTTTATTATTCCACTTCGAGCGTCTCGGTGGTGAGCTCCGTCATCACTCTGCCCTATGACTTCGGACGCATCATGCAGCTCGAAGATTCGCAGGGGTATAAAGTCTATCCTTCCACTGCCAAGATTACGCCTGTCACCGGCGCCGAGGGGTCCGATAATCTTTACTATCGGTCGGGCCGGACCCTCGTGCTCAACAAAGCCGGGGTTACTGACACCTACACCCTCAAATACTTCCGGCAGCCGAGAAAACTGACCTGGGGTGCTGCCACTGCCGGGTCCGGGCTCAATAGCCTGATCCTCGCCGCGTCTGATCTCACGTCCGGGCGGAACGATTACTACAACAATCTCACCATTGACAACTACACTCAGGGCCTCTCCGCGACAATCTCGGATTACGTAGGCAGTACGCGAACCGCGACCACGGCGACCACCGCTATTACCTGGGCAACCAGTGACATCTACGGCACGGTCCCGGACCTTCCCGACGAATTGCACGGGCTGGTGGAGCCTCTCACTGTCATTATGGTGAAACAGTTGCACCCCGCCTCCCAGGAAAAGCCGGGCGCCACCGAGCTCAAGTTGTGGGCCGAGCAGTTCATGGAGGCGTTAGTGGCGTACTCCAACCAACCTGACGATATTTCCATGGAGTCGATCTTCACCGACTTCCAGCTCAATACCCCGGGCATGGCTATTGATGTTCCCGGGCAGGGCTACTTGATTCAAGGGTAGGAGTGGCTATGGCTCTTGAGACCAAAATAGACGTCAAAGGGGTCCCGGTCTCGGGCGGGGCCGTCACCGTGCGCGAAAAGGGACTGCTCAAGATGGGGCAGTTCTCCATGGTGCAGAACGTAAAGCCGTTGAACCCCGGATTCCGCAAGCGTAAGGGGCAAAGGAAACTGCACACTACGGTAGGGGCCACTTATACCACCAGCGAACTCATGACCGCCTACCAGTTCAAGAAGACCCGAGTCACCGAAGACATCTACATGGTCCAGTCCAGTGACGGGGACATCCAGAAGTTAACCACCTCGCCCCCGGGAGTGACCACTGGAGACATGGGCACTGTATTATTTAGTGGCACGGCGTCTCCTATGCCCGCGTCTTACGCGAACCTGAACGATCTGATGCTGTTCGCAAATGGAGTTGACCAGTTCAAGTTGTACCCGGGCGCGTCCAGCCGAGTGGACAAGTTCGTGTTTTACAATTCGGGCGGGTCAGACATCACCGGGCTCAAAGGAGTGTTAGAAGACGGGTACGACTACACCGATGAAGTAACGGACGGGCAGTCCACCGCGGCCACAATTACCGCAATGGATGACAAGGATGCCGGGGATGGGATTTTTATCTGCACCCAGGTCCCCGCCAAGTCTTTCACGTTCGATTTGAGTGCGACGGTCAACAACAACGCCACGACAATGGCCGTGTACTATTGGAAAAACGATATGTCGTGGGCCACGGTCTCCGGGCTTTCAGATGGGACTTCGTTAAGTAGCGCCATGTTGGGGCAGGACGGCACCGTCAGCTTTACCGAACCCAGTGATGTTCAAGAGCGATACCTGTTCGGGATGGTGGGGTATTGGTATCTTATCGTTTCGACCGCTGACGTGCTGGATAACGTAGGGGTTGTGGCAGTCACTTATGACGCCTCCTTCGCCAGCCTGACTCCCAAATGGGACGGCGTTCCTATCCCTGCGGTGGTGGTGTTGGTCGAAGGAACCAGCACCTACGACACCTACTCCGCCGACCGGGTAGACCTGGATACTCTAGCAACCGGGAAGAAGATTTATATCTGTAGCCTGGATCCTATTGAGGGATTATATTTCGATATGGGGGATACCCCCAACTCCACCGGCGATTCGCTGGGGTCATTGAAATACTGGAACGGTGCGGCGTGGGCGTCAGTAGGGACCGTTCAAGATGGCACGAGTGTGCTCACCAACTCAGGATGGATGACATTTCCTCGAATTGCGTCCGGGACTGTGCAGCCTAGAACCATGGAAGGCAACAAGATCCATGGGTATTGGTACGAGCTGATTATCACAGGCGAGCTCGCGGCTGATACTCAGGCGGCGATTTACACTATGCCCTACTATGATGTTCATGACTGGGGGTACGTCGGAAACGCAACTTGTGCGTGGAAAGAACGGGCGCTCTGGGCGTTTGCGGATAAGTGGCAGGAGTACGTTTATATCAGCGCCTCGGATGCTCCTCAAGTTATAACGGGTGAGGATTCCGGGATTCTTCAGGTCGGTGATGGCCGCCCGCACAAGATTGTCTGCATGAAGAACTTCTTCAACAACGTCCTAGTGTGGCAGGAAGAAAAAGGAGAGATCGGTGGATGTGTGACGATGCTTCAAGGGTACGACGTCCCAACATTCGGGAAGCTGGTGCTCTCCACGAAACTGGGAACGATGAACGCGAAGTCTGCCGATGTTGTAGAGAACGTATATACTGCAACCGCGACGGACGAGGAACTGAAAACTGTCGCGTTCTTCATCTCTCGTTATGGGGTGGTAGCGTGCGACGGAACCAGTTTTTCGATAATCTCTGATGAAATCCAGAATTACTTCGACCCCAACGATACGACATATTGTATTCGTCGGGGGTACGAGAAAGAAATGTGGCTGAAGCACGATCCGATAGACCATGTGCTTCGACTTGGATTGGTATGTGGAGCCAGCGCCACCACGCCGAATGTGTTTCCAGTGTACGACCTCGTCAGTCGTGCGTGGTATTTCGACGTGCGAGCTCAGGAGTTATCATTCTGGGAGAATGTGGAAGCTGGAAGTGGCGACTCTATCATAACTCAGATCGGAGGTGGTGTAGACGACGGCCAGCTTTATCAGGTCAACTACGGCACGGCTGATGTCAGCACTGCGATCGACACATACATTCGAATTGAGTTTCCGGGGTACGGGCAATACGTGGACTTCTTGCAGTTCATGCTCACCTGTAAAGTCCAGTCCGCGGGGGACATCACGATCACTACATATCAGAACAATATCGCGAAGGACACGATCACATTGAGCATGACTGCCGAACGCACCAACGATGACATCAGAAGACATCTTCTCAGTTTGAACATCGTGGACCAGCACGTAGCCGTCAAGATTCAAAACAGCTCGGCTACGGACAGCATGACTATTATGGCGGTGGGAGCGGAGATAAAAACGTGGCTCAATCGTTAAGTTTTCGGAAGAATATCATTACCCGCCCGGGGGACAAAGAAGTCAAGGGCGTCATGGCAAAATGGAAACCCGGGATCAATACCCTAGAGGCTGCTATTGAGCGCGACAAAGATTCTGCAAGATTACGGCATCATGCCGAACCAGAAGAAAAAGGACGAGTCCGTCGTTGATTTTCTGGAATCGACTACTTGGTTTCACGCAATGACCAAGGCCGTACAGAAGCACTCGGAGTTCATGCAGCCGTGGAAGGACGGGTATGATGACATGGAATATCGGTATCCGGACTTGCCCGGGCCTCCGACAGCACCGCCCACAAAGGGTCCGGATATTGACCCGATCACGCCTGTCAAAGGAGTGTGTCTGATCTCGTGTTATTCGCCGTCTACATGTGAGAAGAACGTCGAGTGCCACGCGAATTTGTCCCAATGTCCGTCGGGGCTGTCTCCGTTTGAGTGCGTTAATAATCAGCAATGGAGTGCTTTTCTGTTGACCCAGTTTGGTTCTTTGCCCGGAGAACAACTGGAAATCAACATGGATCCGACGCGGGTGTTTCCCGTCGAGATCAAGCCCAACGGCGGCGCTTGGGCGACAGAGCCGGACGATCGGATTATAGTGTACATGACCGACGCCGCGGGCAACAAGTGCCAGACCATTTTGGAAGTCACCTGTCGGCCTGTTGAATGTTGTACAGCGCCCGGCTATATCGCGATGACGTTCGACGACGCCAGTACCCCGGACACTGTAGCGAAAAACAATAGCATCTCGGTGTTTGTACAGGATGGTTGTGGTCCTTACACATGGTCGCTTCTCGGAGCAAGCACCGGATTCTCGCTCGGGTCGGCAAGCACTTCCGGAGTTTCCAATACCCTTTCACTGGCAAACACCAACTGCGGCGGAGTGGGAGGGCACGTAGCGTATGCCACTATTCAGGTGGTGGATGACTGCGGGACCACTGTATCGTTTCGCATCAACGCTGCTGATGGTACGTGGGAGACTATCGCCGGGTTCGGTCGCACGGCTGTTTGTGACAGTGTGGTGTGTTGTGGGTTTTCTGGACATTCATGTGGTGTTCACGGGGTTTGGGCGGTTGTATACCACTCTAATACTGGTTTGGGTGGTGCTTATCAGGCAAAGTGGGATGTGCATCGCATTCTCAATTGTTCTCCGCCACCAGGGAATGATTGCCGTAATGCCGGGACTGGAAACCACACGGATGGCACTGGGAGCACGTGCGGGGCTGACACTGTTCTCGGCAGTGAGTACGGTTGTAACGACGCGCAATGCTGTGACTGCACTGGATACTTATACTACTGGACGTGTGGGACGGACTGCTTTTAATGAACTTCGAAAGATTCTATAAACTTCGTAGGACGCTTCAGGCATTCAACTTGAAGCAGATTCAGGAAACCGGAATAGTTCTCGAATGGAGTATTGCCAACGGATTTTCTTGTGACGAGGTCCGGAATTTCAGTAAGATGCTTCCGATTGTCGGGCAGATGGAGGCCATAGGTTACTTTCTTCCTTCTCCCGGCCCGGAACAAGGCAAGGCTATACGCAAGTTCGAACAGGAACTACCGAAAGAGATCCGTGACATGGCCCGGAAGGTTCGTCTTCAACATGCGTATACGGGTCGTTTACGCTCTGGTTGAGGAGGCCAAAAACTCCCGGAGGGAGTAAGTGAGGTACTTTTCTGATGGGATTGGCGGACAAACTTCAGGCTTTCAGCCGGAAAGACATAGAGACCGCGTTGCAGCTCTACCACCATTTGAAGAATATGGGCAATACATTTGACGATCTCAACGCATTCGTCGAAAAAGAGAGACGACAGGAACAGACCGCCCGCGTCCAGTCAGCGGTCAGGTCCTCAATATATCTGACCCGCGAAGAACGAAGACATTTGCGAAAGAGCGGCGGAAAACGGAGTAAATAATGACGACTTTATCTGAGGCTTACGCAGACCAAGACCAGGACGAGGGTGCCGGGGACGCTGGGGACTGGAGCTCGGTGTTTGGGGCGGCAGAACCGTCGGGGGGCGAAGAAACACCCGGGGAAGCCGGACCTTCATCCGGACCTTCCCGAGGTTTTACAGTGCCCGGGGATTACTACGGTACAGGGCGCAGTAACCAGAAGCCCGCCGGCTACACAATTTCCGGAGACCCCTGGTACGACACGGGGACTGGGGGTGGACAGGAACCCTACTCCGCGGCGAACTACCCGAAAGGGAGCAATTACCAGTGGGCGCAGCCGTATTCAAAGACCACCGGAGGATTGCAGACGGGTGGGCAAAACGCGCAGCCTAAATACAACGTCGGGATTTCCAAGACCGTGCTGCCCAAGGGAGTGAACCTTCCCACCTTTGCCGGTCCGACCTGGGACGAGCGGGAAGGTAAGAAAAGAGCGCGGCGAATTGCGGCTCCCGGGTTGCGGGCGCTGGACATGAAAGTCCAGTCCGCGATGTCCCGATATTACGAGAACCCTAACGTGCGAAGGATGGTGCTGCGAGACACACTCGCCGGGTATGGAATCGGCATGTCTAACATTTTGGCTAAGGCTGAATCTCAAGGACAGCAAGAGTACGCGCAGGATTACGCTCGGCAGTACAGCGAAGCGGTCAATACCTATACTCGGGGGTGGCAGGAGGCTATGTCGAAAGCCAGCCAGATCTCGACAAGCATTCCCACTAACCAGCCCGGAGAAGTACAAGACATCCTCGCCGGCACGTCTAAGTATACCAAGAGGTAGGAGGCTCCCATGGCCGAGAATACGAGAAAGTTAACTAATCGCCCGGAAGTGTTTAACGAGAATCCCCAGGAATGGGAGTACATGCCCGAAGCCTCGAAGCCAAACATGGGAACGGAGAACCCCCAGTTTGCCCCGGGAGCCACCGAATTTACCAGTGCCGAAGGAGCCCGGCCCGAGGGCGCGCCTCCTCCACTGCCCGAACGTCCCGAGATGACTCCTCCGGACCCGCGGCTCGGGATGAACCCTCAAGGGGAATGGGACACGGACAAAATGCAACGGATGTTTCCCGAGATGTTCGTGCAGCCGGAGACTTGGCTAGATCCCACGGAAGAGGCCAAACGGCGCGAAGGAATGCCTTATGACAAAACTAAACGATATGATCCTAACAAACCCGTGGAGGGCATGGGGATCCAGGGAGGCCGGGTGCCGCCTCCGCGTCCAAGTCGTGACGAGTTTGAGAAGATTGTATTCGACCAGATAGGGGGCAATCCCTTTGGTATGAATCCTTACGATGCCGTGGTCCAGAGCGACAAGGAACTCCCCGAGCTCTTTAATCATGTGTTTGCGGGACGAGCTATTTACCTGGACCTGCCGAAGTTGAGCAAAGACGAGCGGGCGTATTGGGAACAGATCAAGAAACAGCATCACGAACGGGTGTACAAACAAGCCCTATCTCAAAAGCAAGGGATGCTGGAGCAGTACAAATGGATGATGGGCAAGTACGACATGGATACTAAACAGCAACAGGCCGACTTTGCCGCGCAGGAGAAAGAGCGGATTCGGCAAGAGGCGATCAAGAACAAAGCCCCGATCATGCGTGCTGTCTACAATGCAGAAGGAGTCCAGACTGTTCATGCGTTTTATCCGGATGGTAGGATCGTGGACACGGGCAAACGGACTGGGATGTATTCTCTGGAAGACGCTATGCCGCCGAACGTCAAACAGGCGCAACAGTTAATCAACAAATTCTCTCCGCAAGCCAACCCGATGACGATGATGATGATTACCATGATGAAGGACAAAGATCCCAAGACGGCGGCGATGTTCGAGCAGATGCTAAATCCTCAAGTGCCGCCGGAAATGAAAGACGCGGTGGAGGCGTCACGGCAGTTAGTGAACGAGTATTGGAGACAGTTCGGCGCCAAGTTTAAGAAAGAGGGCGGACAGCCGGGTGCTCCACAAGCCCAACCTCAGCAAGGTCCGGCAGCCCCTCAACCAGGCGGCCAACCCGCACAACCAGTCGGTGCTCCGAGTTCACCTAATCCTGAAGAGGTAGTGGCGAAGATCGTGACCGGGATCAAATCCGGCAAGTCCATGGACAAGTCGATTCAGGCGTTTGCCCGGCTTTACCAAAACAATCCCAAGGCCTTGAATAGACTCCGAGCGGCAATGGAAAAAGTAGGCGCTCCGTTGCCTGAAAACTTCCTGTACGAGCAGTCCGGTCAGCAAGGAGTGTCCGAGAACAAACGAGTCAAAAAGTAGGGGAACTAAATGCCGTCTATTCTTGACATCATCAACGAAGAGCTGGCGGGCGCCTCGCAGTCCGCGGCAAACGAACAACTTCCCTCTGGAGCCCAGGAGCTCCAAGCGCCTGAGCCTCCTCCGGAATGGAATCCTATCGAAGAACAGGATTTCAAGGAGTGGTACAAGGGATGGAGCGAAGAGACCGGGCTCAACCCGAACCCGGACGATCCCGGGCATTTCTATGACTATCGCGCAGCCTACCGCGCCGGAGCCTATCCGCAAGCCGACGACCAGGGGGTTTTCCACTGGCCCTCCGCGTTTAAGTTGGAAGGGCACCCCAACATGGTCGTGGGCGGAGTCAACACCAAAACGGGGCAGCCTGTAACGCCGCAGCCTCAAGAGCCGGAGCCCACTTATTTAACCGGAGGGGCCACGGCTGAGATGCAGATGGGGCAGCAAATACCCGGGGCTCTGTCAATGATTTTTGGCGGCGGGGAAACTGGGGAGGACCCGTTTGGCGCCAAATCGTTTGAACAGTTCGGGCGCATGGCAACTCGATCAATCCCGCAGATACACAAAACGTGGAACGATCTTCTCTATCTCGCGCCTTTAGCCAAACCCGAAGAGACTCCTGCCGAAAGAATGCGTCGGCAAGTAGCCGAGGGTGGAGTGGGGGCAGTCACGCCTCCGTCCCCGGTTGAGGATCCCGAAGTCCGGGCTTCCCTTCTCGCCGCCGAGCCGGAAATCCGGGAGAACGTGCGGGTAGTGAACGATTTCTTCCCTGAAGTCCTCAAACGAAAACCGAGCATTGCCGAGCAGATTCTTACGGCTCCCGCCGGATTTCTCGCGCCTATGGCTGTGAGCGCGTTGTCCGGGGGCGCAGGACTTGCCCTGACCTTCATGACCGCCTACGGCAATGCTATGGAGGATCTTGAGAAACAGGGCGTCAAAGAAGACCGGGCGCGTGAAGCGGCAATGTTTATTGCTTTGACCACTACCCCTCTAGAGTTCGCAGGAAACTTAGTGCAGATAGGCGCTATGAAGTCCGCCCTGGGGTTTGCCAAGAACCCCGTCAAGAAAGAGGCCATAGAACTCGGGGAAGCGATGGTCCAGAGCGCCATAGCGGAAGGAACTGAAGAGTTTCTCCAGCAATACTTCGAGGTCGCGGGGCTTTACTATGCGGCTAATCCTACCATGTCCCCCAAGGACGTAGCCGATTACATCTTCAAGACTTTCGACAAGCAGACTCTTGAGGCCCTTAAAGCTGGCGGGATTGGCGCGGCCAGTGGCGCGATGCTGACCGGGGCTACGGTGGGCGGCGGAAAAGCACTCCAGGAATTCGTTCTTCGCAAAGACGAGAAGCAAAAGGACAAACTTATCTCGGACTTCGAGAAACGACTGGGGGTTCGGGCAGGGGCGATCAAGGAGAACCTGGAGACTGGAAAGCCTATTGAACAGATTGTTCTGGAAGAATTGGAGGAGGAGTTTCTCCCCAAACCCGTCGAGACCACTCCAAAAGAAATGGGGGCTGTCCCGGGCGAAGAGGCCGGGATGCCGCCCTCCCCGAAACCGCCCGCCGAGGAAGAGCTCGAAGAGATCGAGCCCGAACCTGTGTTCGCGAGTATGCAGGAGGCCCAGACTGCCGGACTAGAGGGCACTGAGGAACAGGCCGAGCAGTGGCGGGAACTCCGGCAAGAGAAGCTGGACGAGGCGGATTTCTTCAACCAGACGAGCAAGAACAAAGAGGCCGCGGCTGCCATTAAAGAGGCTGCCAAGTATGCCCGGGCGATCGAGGCGTATGAACAGCCGGACAGATTTTCCGGACTTGTAGAGAAACCTGCGGAGGAAGCACCGGAAGCCGTGGCCGCCAAACCTTCGGTCCCGGAGATTCCTGTGGCTGCTCCTACCCGAAAGACTTTTGAAGAGCAGCAAGCCAAGCCCGCGGTGGCTAAGTCCTACGGCGATGTATCCCAGGAGGCCAAACCCTTCCAGAACATTCTCGTCCAGCCTAAAGGAAAGGAAGGCAAACAGCTCCTGGTCCAGATCGCGCCGTCCGTTGCGCGTCCCGAAGAGACCGAGGAGTTCGGTGAGAGATACTTTGACAAGCTGTATCAACGGCGCGCCGGCTATGTGCGCCCGGAAGATTTCTGGGAAGTCCCGGGATGGATCACCAACGCGGCCAAGAATCTTCCCGATTCCGATGTGATGGTTGTTCGAAACCCGGTATCGGCGGCTAAAGAAATAAAAGAGTCCGGGTACGACGCGATCATGTTCTCGGCGATGGACGTGAACAAGCAGGTCATTAAACAGATCGCCAGCGAGGTAGGCCCGAGTGTTAGAGTCATCGTCGGAGGGTACGTTGACAAGTCCTACTTCAAGGACGCGCCGAACGTGGAGTTTCACGATTCTCTGGAGTCCGCGTATGAATCGCTAGGACGCACTCCAGTCCCGGGAGTCGATACCAGGCATTTTCAGGGCACTCCCACGATCCCGCGACTGTGCCTTTCCAAAGGGTGCTTGCACAAATGCGCGTTCTGCACGGTCCCGAAAGGGGTCAAACCCGAGTCCGCGGAAAGCATTGATGCCCAGCTTGAGGGTATGAAAGGGCTCAAATTCTCCCTCGTTTACTTAGATGATAAGACGTTCGGTCAGGCGGAAAACTACGGTCTTGTGAAAGATCTGTTCACCAAGATTAAAGAGTTCAACCCGGAGTTTCAAGGGTTCGTGGTGCAAACTACGGCTCCACAATTACTGAAGTTCGATGACGAGTTTCTTCAAAGCGCCAACATTAAGTTCGTGGAGTTGGGCGTCGAGTCCTACAACGACGAGATCCTGGCTAAGATTCACAAACCTGCTCGGACAAAGACCATAGACGCCGCAGTCGAGAAACTCCGGGCTAACAAGATCGCGTTCGTGCCGAACATTATGGTAGGCCTCCCGGGGGAAACCAAGCAGACCTATTTGAACACCCTGGCGTTTCTCCGCAAAAACGATGACGCTATTTCCCACGTGAACATCTACAATCTCGCGGCTTACAAAGGCACTGAGATTGCCGGGATGGTGGAGGCCCGGGAGGATCTCGACCTCAACGAGAACGTGGTCGAACGGAGCTATCTCAAAAACCCGAAGCTGCATAAAAGTTTTGCTGACGCCGTGACGAAGTTTGCGGAGAAACAGCTTGACACCACGCCATACACCAAACAGCCTACAGTGGAACGGGGGCGCGTGGAAAAAACCCTCGTTAGCGTTCCCGCCGTGACGGACAAAGGGAAAAAGATCGTAGTGAAAATGCCGGCACAACGGGCACTACAAGATATTGAGTCTAAATTGAACGTATACCGATCCATACTGGAGTGCTTGACATCATGAAAATGCTAAGTGAGAAAGAACTGGCGGAACTCCTGGAAGAAGACCTGGACGTTGAGGACTCCCAAGGGTCTAAACTGAAACTCTACGCCCTGCCCGATTCTCCGGAAGACCGGGAACGAAAGATCCTGGAGGCCGAGACGGAGAAAATCACGGGGATTCTTGACACTTACCAGAAAAACGTCGAAGCACTTCTTCAGAGACTTCGCGACGTTATTGCCGAGTTTCGGGCGGACCACACCAAGGGATCTCAAAAAGTCCAGATGGATCTCATAGGGGTGTCAAACGAAGTCATGGCGTACCTGAAAACGTCACGATCCGGGGTGGATCAGGCGTTGAAACAGATCACCTCTCTGTTGAATAATCTTCAAGAGTTACTTCACGTTCCGGAGAAACCGCCCTCTAAGTGGGATTTTGAAGTCATCCGGAACGAGAACGGGTACATAAAAGAAATCAAAGCGATTAAGCAAAACTAAAGGGAGCACGACAATGAGTATTACAACTGATTTAGATGCCTGGTGGACGGCAAAAACAGCGTATGACGACAGCAACGAAGCCAAGGCTGAGTTTCAGAGGATCATGGGAGAGATTGATCGGTCGTTGGACGAATTAGCGGCGATGAACGCTGCGGGAAAATTCAATCAGCTTCCAGCAACTGTGAAGGCGGAATTTACCGCGGCTTGGATAGCGTTGGATACTGTAAGAGATACCCTTAAAGCAGACGCGGGATTTATGGAAGCGTTGAACTGGAGGCCGTAATTGCCAGGGACTTTCACATACACAGTTTCTACCAATACGGTTGCCGTCACCGGTGGAACGTCCGGTAGTCCTGCCGACTTCGCCTCATTTGTCACCGCTGATAGGGCCGGTACTGGCACATCACTCAAAGCGGCTAGTGCTCCCAGTAAGACGTTTACCTTGACGTATGCAGTAAGGCCGGTAGAGCTTCGAGCAATTGTAGTGAAGTTCATCGTTGCTGCGAAAACGGCTGAAGCAGACTATCTCTACATTACCGGAACGGATGCCTGGGATGTAGCACAAACGGAGAGCATTGATGTTAGTGCTGGGAACGGAACCTACACTAGCACTAAGCGTTGGAGAACGATAAGTAATATCTCCTGCTCTGATGCGGCTGATGGTACGGGAACGGTGTGGGCAGATGGTACACTTGCGGTCACTCAGGATATTTGGGGAGTGATTTGGGATCTAGGGGCAGCCAGCTATAGGCTGAATTGCATATTGAATGTAGGAGATGGAAGTACATCAACTTATTTCACATCAACATTCAATCTACTGATTGTAGACAACACTTGGGTTACTGCCGCGAGTGTTGACATCATTTCAGTAAAAACTGCAGCGGTGTTTACTCTTGGAAGGTTGCGAAATGAAACATACAAAACCGTTCGTGATGTTAGCGCGGTATGCGTATACGCCAGCGAAAGCTATGCAGGGGATCTAATTGACGGAACAGGGACAATATATCTGTATGGAATTTCGTTTACTGACATTTCCGGCGACGCAGGAAAGGATTGCAATGTATCCCTTGGTTCATGTAATGCTTCCTCAAGAGTATGGCATTGTACGTTTTCCGGTAAAATAAGTTTGAATGCTCCCAATAACGGAAATTTTTATGACCTGAAGTTCATCTCACAGACTTATGGCCTACGATCTCCAGGGTCAGCGGGAACCTTTGATAGAATGACGGCTGTAGGTTGTACTTATTCGTCATATTTTTACAATGTTAACCAAGTGAATGCGAGGAATTTGTATGGTTATGGACCTTTGATATCGTCATTCGCTATCAGCCGCTTTAATAATTACTGGAATGGATACATCAATGCCATAGTAGATGCATGGACATTCACCTGGCTTAGTACAGGCAATAACCATAAGGTTTATAGGCGTTACACTATTGACATTCACATCGCAGATAAAAATGGGACTAATCTTGCAGGAGCTACTGTGTTAATGGAAAATAAGGATGGTAGCTCAACAAGTGTTGCCGAGACATTACATGGATTCAGCACGACAACAGCGGCGGATGGGACTATTACGCAACAAATAGTCAGTAGGGGTTACTATGACGAGGTTGGAGGCAACACGATTTATGAGTTTTCTCCACACAAAATAACTGTATCTCTTGCTGGATACGAGACATTGATATTAGACAATATAACTCTGGACGGCCCGATTGTGTGGCATTTGGAGTTGCAACCTTTAGACTATCCGGAAGACGCCTGGAGGCACAATGTTTAAGAACGTAGCAAGTCAAAAAGTAGCTGTGTTTGCCTGGAACGCCGGAACAGGCGCCGCGAAAACCGGAGACGCTGCGAACATCACCGACCAAATAAGCAAAGACGGCGGGGCGACCGCAGCCACGAACGACGTGAACCCGACCGAGCTGGACGCTACCGATGCCCCGGGTATTTATATCTTTGACCTGACACAAGCCGAGACCAATGCGGACCTGGTGATCCTAAGCGCCGTCAGCGCCACAAGTAACATTCAGCTTCGGCCTGTCGTGATTTACACAGTGGCTGTTGCGGTGACTTCTTCCGACATTGCCACCGCCGTCTGGGAAGTTGTGATTGAGAATTCCAAAAAGGCAAAGCATCTGCTCTCGGCAATTTTTGCGTTCGTGAAGGGGGAGGCTACGGGCGGCGGCACCACCGCGATCACGTTCCGCAACGACGCCGATAGTGTGGACCGAATAGTCATGACCGTTGACTCTAACGGCAACCGTTCGACCATTGCTCAGGATTACAGTGACATTCCCTAATGCGAACCTACGTATTCAGCATACCCGAGAACAGTCTTCCGGTTTTTGCCTGGCCGAAGTACGGGCTTCCCGGGTCTCTGATCCTCGCGGGTGGCCCGGAATGGGCGGGCGGAAGACCTCCTGGACGCCGGCGCGTAGAGCCTGATTATGAGGAGCAACTGCGCGAGGCGCGAAGGAGACTCATATTGAAAGAGGACGACGATCTGCTACGAATCATAATGACCATCGTTAACAGGGAGACTCTTTACTAATGCCTAGTCTAAAACAGTGCATTCTGAAACACGGGCGACCGCTCTCTAAAGTGGAAGTGCGTAATCTTCTGGGGTTAGTAAAGGCAGCGGAGAAGAAAGGTGCGTCTCCAGAGGCCGCGGGTGCATCAGTGCTGGAGGATCTGATCGGCCAACTGGAAAAGGATCGTCAGAGCGTTTTGGGCGAAATGCAGAAGGGGGCCGCGTCACTTGCTAAAGTAGGACGAGAGACTGAGCAGCTCCAGATGTTCAAGGAGAAAAAGAAAGCCGAGCGCCGGGTGCCTCAGTGGGTCACGACGTCAACGGAAGAGATCGTGGACGAAGAGACCGGAGAAAAGGTCAAGGCCGGCTTGCTCACTCCCGAGGCAGAAGAGGCATTGCGCAAAGCCGGGGTGCGGACGGGACCCGGGCCATTTCCCGCGGGCAGCAACTATATCGTTTCCATTACCGAGGACAAAGGCGGTTTGATCTACGGGCTCGCGAAGGCCAGTGACGAGAGAACCACCAAGACCAAAGATCTCTTGCAGGGCAAAGAAACCATCACGGAGTATTGGCGAAAGATAGCAGGGAAAGAATTCAAAGTCCTGAACACTCCGATCCTTCCCAAGAAGAAACAGGACCGGGTCAAGCTGATCGACAAGCTGGTTAACGAGTTCAAGAAAGAGACCGAGTGGTATAGTAACTGGAACGACTACATGACTCGGTTTGAAGGAAAGCAGTACACCCAGCCCCAGAAAGACAAGATGCTCATGATCCAGGCTGTGTTATCGGCTGGAGCATCTCCGCAGGGCGCGCAGACTGCGTTCGGGAAAGTCATGAACGGGCTGGAGGAGTTCGGGTCCATAGAGGGCGGCGAAGGCAAGGGCACCACCAAGAATATCGCGGCCAAGGTAAATAGGATCTGGGAAGAGGATCTCACCCACCTTAACCTGGCCGAGTACCAGGACATGTACGGCAAGAAGATCGGGGCCATGGTGTTTGCGGGGCTCCATCCCAAGACCAAGGAAGGCGCGGTCGTGGTGGACCGGCACATAGCCCGGCTTTGGGGCCACAATGTCATGTGGGGCAACGTCTTTCGGGTGCCCAAGCATCTCCAAGCTGAAGTCACCGAGGACATAGTGGACGCGGCGCAGCGGTGGGACATGCCCGTTCCGGCAGTCCAGGCGGCTTTGTGGTACGCGACGGGCGCCGGGCACTGGGGGTCAGCCACCCACTTCGACGAGTCTATTCAGATCGCGCCTAAGAAATCCCTGTCTTATAACATGGTGAGCCTGATCTCTCTGGAGCCCCAGGCTATCGTTTCGTTTCACGGGCAACTGTACTTTACCGTGCGCGGTGCCCGGCCCCCTAAGAAACTTACGAACAAGGAACTCCAGCGCCTCGGCGATCTTCAGGAAAAGTCCAGGACGTTCAGCACGCTCGGGACCTCCGGCCTCACGGGAGAGGAAGCTGATGAACTGCTGGAGCTCCAGCACAAGAAAGAGGGGGTCGCGCCTAACCCCTGGTCCAAGGGGGATGTTCAGGCGCGCATGGACGCGGCCACTCCGGACAATGATTACGTGTCGTTGAGTTACTGGTACGGCCCAGGCGTTCGAAGGGAATCCTACTTCTGGAGCGCCGAACCGCACCTGATCATGGTGTACGAAAACGAGATCTACGACGCCGACAAGGATGTCCTCGGGTATCGAGAGCTCGCGTGGCAACGGGCGCAAAACGACTCTTTAGTGAAGAAGGGGCAGCGGACTGCGTCTCAGGTCTATACTAACGCATTAGCCGGGCTGATCAAACGGTCCGGGGATTTCAAAGGATACTCGCTTTCCGAGAATGGGAACACCTGGGTCTTTACGTTTGACCAGACCGAAGTGGAAGAGCACCCCAAGATCGTGACTGTCGCTCTGAGCGATCGGGTTTCCGGCATCGTGAAACTGCCTGACAACCTTTACGATCTAGCCGAGGCGTCGGCGGAGCCCGCAAAGAAGTTGCTGGATCACGTGGAGAAGGAGCTCAAGAATTACCCCATTAGTATCCAGAGCTACTCGGCCACTCTCGCACGTCTGGAGTCAAGTACCAGTGGCGAACCGGAGTACGGGCTTTCCATGACCGTGAAAGGCCCGATCACCGCAATCCGTGCGGCGTTTAGCCACATAATCGGCGCACAGAAAAAGCAGAACATAGTTCTTCTGATGTCCGAGTCCGGGGCTCCCGACGGAAACCTCTTCAGATTCCGGTTTGCGGACGACGACTTGAAGAAAATCGACAAAGCCCTGCGGAAAAACCACATTCAGGACTTTAACATCAAACGGGCCAAGGCCGCGTGGTGGTTTGAGACCTTTATCCCGCAGGAGCTCGCGGAATCTCGGGAGTTTGTAGACAATCTTGTTAATTTTTATAAACATGTCGGGGTAGACGGCACGCTGGAGAATACCCCGGTGGCGTCCGAGGCGTTGACTCGCGAGCCCATCCCCGAGGCACTTACCTCCACGGATTATCAACATCACATTCTCAAATACTTTGGGAAGAAGAAAGGAGCCGACGTTTATGCCCGAGCAATCCAACAAGGAGACGAGTGGGCAGCCAACGCCTACCTCGTATCTAGCACAGAAGCTGCACGCGCTGGGAAGCAAGGAGACGCGGCTGGCAAAGGACGAGGTGTACTTGATAGCTTTAGCGAACCCGAAAGAGAAAAGCCTGGTGCCGAGCCGAAGTTAGAAGAGGCCCCTCTCCTCGGCGGCGTCGTGGGTGCGTTTGGGGACAAAGGAAAGCAGACTCAGCTTGGAGTTGCGCGAGATTTACTGTCCGAAAAGGGAGCCTCTCCCGGGGACGTGTGGAAACAGACCGGGTGGTATCTCGGCGCCGACTCCTACTGGAGATTCGAGATTGATGACGCCAAAATGCACGTCCTCGATCCTAAGTCCACCTCTTCTGCGGTGTGGAGGATAAATAACCGTCCCGTCGGGTGGAGAAAAGCGGCGACGGTCAAGATGGACGGTCCCATACGCCGGTCTCTAAGCCCCGTTAAACTGGGAGACATCCTGAACCATCCTGATCTCTACAGAATCTACCCGCAGCTTAAAGAAGTTTCCGTCGAAGTGTTCCCGGGCGTGGGAGGGTTCTACGATCCCAACGAGAATCTGATTGGAGTCGGGAGTGCGCAATTCAACAAAGATGCGTCGTTCGTGGAGACCATTATCCACGAGACCCAGCACGCGATCCAGAACATCGAAGGATTTTCCGGAGGGTCCAGTCCCGAGGTCGAGTTTAACTGGCTAATGGCACATGACCCCAAGTTCGCCGGATACAGCGAGGAGAAGCAGTGGGATCTCGCGAACAACAGGTACTGGAGAGTTTTGGGTGAGATCGAAGCGGCTGACGTCGAGGACCGGCTGACATGGATGACGTCTGCTGAAAAGAAAAACGTGCCTCCCTTTACCGGGGTCCGGGCGACAATGATCCCTCGTCGGGACTGGGTCATCACAAAGGGCGGAATGTCCATGTCCTTTGCGATCCACGACGCGATTAACACCTCGTCGGGTCGGTCCATGCTGGAATTTCTGCGCGGGTATCGACGGGGCAATCAGGTAGCTTCGTATCTGCGGGAGGCGTTAGAGGAGTCTGGGCTCGCACAGTTTCCGGACGTGATGAAACGGATCGACGTTGTGCTGAAACCGTGGCTCACATTAGACCCGCAAACGGTAAGGCCGGATAGCTGGGAGAGTTACGCGAAACAGTTCAACGCCAGTATAGCCGAAGTTCAGCGCCGAGTCGTGGAAGGGGCTATCGGAGTGCGGGGACTGACTTCCTGGAGAAATCCTCTTCATGCGGTCATTTCTTTGTCTCTCGGGATGAACAAGACTCCGGAATCCTTCAAAGAGGTCACGTATCACGAGCTCTGGCACGTAGTAGAGCAGTGGCTGTTACCTGATGCGATCTACGACAAATTCACCAAGGCGTATCCCGACAGTGAGGCTCGGGCCGACAAATTTGCGGAGTACCTCGGCAACCGGCAGAAACAACCGCCTCCTTCGTGGTTGGAGGAGATCTTCGCCCGGCTGATCTATTTCTTCAAATACATGCGGGCTAAACTCCTCGGAATGAACGTGGTCCACGCCAACGACGTCTACGAGTGGATGCGCCGCGGATACTTCGCGCCTACGGTTGCGTTGCGCAAAACCGATGCTTATGGAAACGCGGCGTCGCCGGGATTGCTTGCCGATCTGAAAGACATGGAAAGTGACCCGGCGCACGTGAACACTCTCGCCAAGCCTAAAGATCTGGAGTTCGACGACGAAACCACCGGACGCAAACGAGTACGGGATCTCGTGCGTGGGTGGATGCAGCCCCCGGACGGGATGTTCACTGG